TGATACTACTGTACTTATGCGTCGTATTTACGATGCTCTTTATTCATCCCTTGAAAACAATAGCATTCCTGCTGCTGTGCTTGTGCTTGCTAAGTATCAGTATCAGGCGGCATTTGTAGCAGACCAAGAGATTAATATGTTGGCCTGCCTTACTGAATTGATGGTTGAATGTGAGTTTAAGTGACTGAAATAAAGTATACCGGAAAGAAGTGGGCCCACTATGAAGTAAATCATAAATTTACTTTAGGTCTCGCTGCAATTCTATTATACTGGTTAGTCATTTTGGGTATGGTAGTCAATGCCTATTTTTATTTTAATCATATGAACTCTTGTGATGGAAAAACTACATCAGTTATTTGCCGTTCCTCTGTATGAAACTCAATTTTCAGTTAAGGCATCTGTTCTGGAATTTGTGAAGTCTCAGGAATATGTAAGGTATGCATATTCCTATATGAGTGAAGGTAATGTTCTTGCCTGTGATGAAATGAAAGAAGTGCGCGACTTTATTACATCACAAGTTGAACACTACTTTTATAATATCTGTGGAATGGACTATGATGTAAAACCAGAACTCACAAGTTCATGGGCCAACATTCATATTCAGAATGATTGGACCTTGCGCCATTCTCATCCTAATTCTATAATTAGTGGAGTATGGTATCTTTCAACATCGGAAGAAACTGGTTCTCTTCTTATTCATCGAGAAGATGGTTTATTTGGAAATCAAATCGATTTTAACCGAAGGGAGAATAACTATCTCAATTCAGAACCAGTTTATCTCAGACCAAATGTTGGAACCCTATACTTGTTTCCATCAACTCTCAAACACAGTGTTGATGCTAACCTAGATACTAATGAAAGAATATCTCTCGCCTTTAACTATATGATGAGAGGTGTTGTAAACTCTTATAATGTGAAGATGAAACTATGAAAAACAAACATCATCAAGTAAAGTCCAGAATGTATTATTACTTCTGGGGCATTTGTACAGTTGCTGTAGTTGCTGGCCAACTTTATGTCGGTACTGGATATCGACTTATGGCACAAAGCATCAATCAATTTTTTCACACGCTTACTGCTGAGATTGAATCCAAATGATTGTCTCGGAAGCAGATGCCACCTGGGCTGCAGATGAGTTTATCAAGTATTTCTCTCAAATGGGAAACATTGAGGACTACCTGCGCTTTGTAAAAAAGGAAGTTATCAAGTCTACAAACACTCTTGCTCCTCTTCACGATGAGTTCTTCAATGAAGATATTCACCCAAATGAGATGGAGTTTGATATTAAGTTTGTTGGTGACCGTTTTCAGCAGGCACTTCCACAAGAACACTACAACACTCTTCTCAAAGCAGTTTCTTCTCATAATAATGAGAGCAACATTCCTGGTAGAGAGTTGCGCTGGATGGTGTATGAGAAGAACACCAAGAAGGTGCTTGGATTTATTCGCTTTGGTTCTCCAACGATTAATTCCAAACCAAGAAATGAATGGTTAGGTAAAGCACCAGACCTTTCTATTTTTAATCGTCACGCAGCAATGGGATTCGTGATTGTTCCTTCTCAACCTTTCGGTTACAACTATCTGGGAGGGAAACTACTGGCACTCCTGTGCTGCTCTCACTTCGCCCGTGAGACGCTTAATCGGGTCTTTGAGAAGGACATTGCCCTTTTTGAAACAACGTCTCTCTACGGGTCTACTACAGATGCCTCACAGTACGATGGCCTAAAACCCTTTATGCGATACAAGGGTCTGACTGAGAGTAAGTTTTTACCTCTGCTGCACGATGAGGCATTTCATCGCCTTCACGACCGTTTCACAGTGCTGAATAACAATCAACCACTGACGGACAAGAAAGCATCATCCAAGAAGATGAAGAGGCAGACCAAGATGATTTCCATCATCAAGAACTCATTGCAAGACCAGGAGAAACTCTCCACCTTCAATGAAGTAATTGATGCAGCATTCGCTCTGACTCAGAAGAAGAGATTTTATATCTGTGAGTATGGATATTCAAATGTCCGTGAGGTCATTCTGGGAGAGCAAGAAGAACTGATTCGTGGTCCTAACTGGGATAAGTTCTATCTGGAAAACATTATTGCTTGGTGGAAGAAGAAAGCAACCAAACGTTATGAGAAACTCAAACAAGAGAATAGGTTCAGAACAAAGGTCGAACTCTGGACAGATGATGATGACATTCAAATTATTCGCTAATGGAACTGAAAGACTGGTTAAACTCGATCAACTTCACCAAGGAAGACCTGACTGAACACGCAAAAGAATATCCTCCATATATTATCAATCGCTGTCTGTCTGGTCACCTGGACTGCATTATGTTTGCTAACGAAATGAATAGGTATCATTTCCTAGACAAAGATATGCAATATTCCTTTTTCCTAAATACTTTGAGGAAAAAGAAGAGATTCTCTCCCTGGCTTAAAAAAGAAAAGGTCACAGACTTAGAATGTGTCAAAAAATATTATGGGTATGGTAATGAAAAAGCATCTCAAGCTCTGAAAATTCTTACAAAGGAACAAATCAACTTTATTAAACAACGACTTGACATTGGAGGAAACAAATGACTGTAGAACCTACTGTAGAATGGTCTCAGGACAAAATGATTGAAGTGGTTCTTAACGAACCAGATGACTTTTTGAAGGTGCGCGAAACTCTGACACGTATCGGAGTTGCATCACGGAAGGAAAAGAAACTCTATCAGTCTTGCCATATTCTTCATAAACAAGGACGTTACTTTATCGTTCACTTTAAGGAACTGTTTGCTCTGGATGGTAAACACGCGAATCTTACAGTCAATGATGTTCAGCGTCGTAATAGGATTGCTCGCTTACTTGCTGATTGGGGCCTTATTACAATGGTCAAAGAAGAGTCTGTTGCTGATATTGCACCTTTAAATCAAATCAAAGTTCTGGCATACAAGGATAAGAATGATTGGGTGTTGGAACAGAAATATAACATTGGTAAGAAAGGAAAGACGCAGGAATCTGAGTGAATAATTATCAAAAACCTAGTTTCTACTTCGGTGAAGATGGGATGCCCACCATTTCTATGGGGCAATCCATTCAAATCTTCACTGAAGATGCTAGAGACTACTATGGAAAAATGATAGATAAAAATTTAAATACACAGTCTGAGACATATAGAGTTGTTTTTGAATTTTCAACTAAAAAATAC